GCTCAAGGCGGCCGGCGCCATCGCCGACAAGGCCGACCTGCTCACCAAGACCATCCGCAAGGCGGGCGGCACCGACGGCAACAGCGCCTCGGCCAAGATCGAGAAGCGCGTGGGCGAGCTGCGCAAGGAGGCCCCCGAGCTCACCTACCACCAGGCCTACTCCAAGGCGCTGGACGAAAAACCCGAGCTCTACAACGAGCTCTCGAACGAGGAGGCCTGAGCCATGGCACGCAGCGGCAACCAGATCGTCGAGACCTTCGAGGCCGGGCAGGACCTGAGCGCGAAGCAGTACTACATCATCAAGCTCGCGAGCGACGGCCAGATCGATCCGGCCGGCGCGGCGAACACTCAGAGTGAGGGCGTCCTCCAGAACGACCCGGCTGCCGCCGGTCGTGAGGCCATCGTGTGCGTCCTCGGTGTGACCAAGTGCGTCGCCGCTGAGGCGATTGCAGTGGGCGACGCAATCTCGACCGACACCTCCGGCAAGGGCGTCGTGTCCGCAAGTGGCGAGTTCATCCTGGGCAAGGCCATCACGGCGGCCGGGGCTGACGGCGACATCTTCACAATGCTTTTCCAGCCCCACGGCATCAAGGCCTGAGGAGTTTGACCCATGCTTCCCACCGCTGCTGACGTCCATGTCAATGCACCGCTGACCAACATCAGCGTTGCTTGGCTCCAGGCCGCCCCCGCTGTCTCGGACCTGATCTTCCCCATCGTCGACGTGAAGAAGCAGTCTGACGTCTACTGGGAGTTCAACCGCGCCGACTTCTCTCGCATCGAAATGGACCTCCGCGCACCGGGGACCAAGTCGAAGAGCGCCGGCTACCGCGTCGACGCCTCCGCGTCCTACTTCGCCAAGACCTACGCGCTCCGCAAGGCAATCACCAAGGAAGTGCGCGCCAACAGCGACGCCCCCCTGAACCCCGACCGGAACGCTGCTCAGTTCCTCATGCAGCAGGCGAAGCTGAAGCGCGAGAAGTTGTTTGCGGCCTCGTTCTGGACCACGAGCGTCTGGGGTACGGACGTCACGGGCTCGACGGCGGGCCTCTGGTCCGATGACTCGAGCGACCCGATCGGCCAGATCGAGACCTACAAGAACACCGTGCTCGAAGCGACCGGCATGATGCCGAACACGCTCGCGATGAACAACGCCGTGTTCGCGAAGCTCAAGAACCACCCGCTCATCCTCGACCGCATCAAGCACACCCAGCTTGGCGTGGCGACGAAGGAGCTGATCGCGATGGCGATGGGGCTCAAGCAGATCGTGGTGGGTCAGCTCGTCGAGACCTCATCGAAGGAAGGCAACGCGACGCAGACCCTTGCGGCGATCATGGGGAACCACGCGCTCCTCGCCTACGTCCCCGACGCCCCCGGCCTCGAGACGCCGGCGGCTGGCTACACGTTCGCCTGGTCCGGTGACGACACCACGGGCGGCGTGGGCGTCCAGGGCGTGCGCACCTACCGCTACTACAACGTCGAGGAGCGGTGCGACTACGTCGACGTCGAGCAGTCCATCGCCCAGACCAAGATCTCGGGCGCCTTGGGCGTCTTCTTCAACACCATCATCTGAGCGGGAGCGCGCATGGGTCTCTACGAGAAGCTGGTACGCGCGCGCGAGTACATCATGGCGGGGGGCGTCAACGAGTCGACGCTCACCGGCACGGCCACGCTCGTTGACGCGACCTTCAAGCACTTCAACAACCTGGACCCGGGCGGCGCAACGCGTACCGTGTTGCTCCCATCGGAGCGTGCGGGGCGTTGGGTCATCATCCGCAACGCAGCCGATGCCGCAGAGGATCTGACTGTCAAGGAGGACTCGGGGACCACTACGCAGGCGACGATCAGCCGCGGCGGCGTCTGCGCCTTTGTGTCGACCGGTTCGGCCTGGGTCGTGTTCTCGCTCGCGTCGGCCTACACCGACACGATCAGCGAGGCGAGCGCCGGTGTCGGTGTCACAATCGACGGGCTCCTCCTCAAGGATGGGTGTGTCGAGGCCGTCGTGTCCGCCACGGCAGCCGAACAGGCAATCAACTCTGACCTGAGCATCAACCACGCGACGGCCGAGGGCCGCAGTGTGGACGCTGCCGCGATCCAGCTCACGACGGCCCGAAGCTCCGGCATCATGGCCGCCTTCGCTGGAACCACAACCTCGCTTGCGGGCGACAGTGGCGGCACCTACGCGGCCTACTACGCGGTGGCGCCGACTGACGGCGGTGGCTCGGCTACCCATGTCGCGATCAAGGTCGGCGCCGGCCACGACGCAGCGATGGACCTGTCGGCCGCCGCAACAGGCGAAGGCGACACCATCCTCGGCGACAACCTCGCCAGCGCGTGGGAGCTTCGCGAGGCCGCGAACAGCTACCTCAAGGCTGTGACCACGAACGACGCCGAGCGCTTGGTCGCCGGCAAGGTCGTTGCGTTCGCCGCGCCCACCGTGGTGGACATGGCCGACGCGGCACTGACGCTGATCTACGGGACCGCGGGCGCGGCTCAGGCCAAGGTCACGAGCAACATCCTCCTGGTCGACCCCAACAGCGGTGGGGCCTCTGAGATCCTGACGCTTCCCCCGGTCGCGACGTCGACGGGTGTGGAGCTGATGATCATCAACACGGGCGGCGAGGGCATCGTCATCAAGGACGTTGCCGCCAACACGATCATCACGCTCGACACCGCGCAGCACGGCAAGGTCGTGTGCGACGGAACCAACTGGTACGGCTTCATGGGCGGCATCACCTGATGCGCCTGATCGCCGACAAGCGCATGACGTTCGCCGGGCGGGACTACCTGCCCGGTGAGGTACTGCCGTCGGCGAGCGTGGCCCAGCGTCAGATCGAGGCTTTGGTCTCGGTCCGGCGCGTGCGGATCGAGCTCGAGGACGGCGACGAGGTCGCGCCCGACGGATCGATGCGCTGTGCCACCTGTGGCCGCGTCGGCTTCCGGTCGGATGTCCTGCTCTCGCAGCATCTATGGTTCGCCCACCGCATCAAGGCCCCGCTCCGTGCTGGAAAGGCGCCTACAGCGCCGCCCAAGCCTGTCCCCATGCCTCCGGCCGTGCTGGCCAAGGCGAAGCCAGCGAAGCGAGGCCGCAAGGCCCGCGCCGCGGCGTGAGGGGGCCGCGTGGCATGGACCTACAGCTCTGACCCCGGGACCAGCACCAGCGCCAAGCGGCGCGATGCGGTGCGGTTGACCCTGGGCGACACGGACACGAACGATCAGCAACTGAGCGACGAGGAGATCACCTACTTCCTCTCGCAGGCCGGCGACGGCGCCACCATTGACTGCGTGCGGAACGCCTCGCTCTCGGGCGCCAAGGCGCTCCGGTCGAAGTACGCGCGCCAGGTCGACACGACCCACGGCAAGCTGTCGGTTGGCGCCTCCAAGCGGTTCGAGCACTACGCCGCGTTGGTCCGCGAACTCGAGAGCGACATGACCCGCCTGGCCGAGGTGTTCGCCGGTGGGCTGTCCATCGCCGAGAAGCAGGACGACGCCGGCGACTCCGACCTCGTGCAACCTGGCTTCGAGGTCGGCATGGACGACCACGACGCGGGCGGCCGGTCCTCGCGCTGGGACGAGGTGGCCTGATGGACCCCCAGCTCAAGCGCCAGCTTCGGCAGACCATCGCGGTCAAGACGCGTTCGAGCGTGGACGCCTACGGCCAAGCCACCTACGGCAGCGCGTCGAACATCGCCGCGCGGGTCGAGGAGGAGCGCAGGCGCCTCGACCGTGGGAACGGCACCTTCGTCGAGACCACGCACCGGGTCTACACCGAGAGCGCGATCACCTACGAGGACCGGATCTGGCTCCCGAGCGATTCGAGCTCGGACGCCACACTCGCGCGTGAACCGCTCGAGGTCCACAGCATCGTTGGCGAGCTCGGCACGGTTGACCACTACGAGGTCGTGATTTAGATGCGTCAACCACGTTCCATTGTGCTCTGTCCGCACTGTATGACGGTGCGCGCGCACGAGGACCACGGCTTGTGCAAGCGCTGCGCGCAGCGTCAGCGCGAGGGACGTACTGCGGCCGTGGATCCGAACGCCCGACATCGTGGCCGGTGGTCGAAGCGAGCGGCGGCATGAAGGCGGGCTTCACCATCACGAGCAATGGCCTTGCCCATGGGCTGGAGATGGCGCGCAAGCGCGTCCCCATGGCCGCCGGTGCCGCCGCCTACGCCATCGGAAACGAGGTCATGACCGTGTCCAAGGGTCAGACCCCGGTGGACACCGGAGCCATGCGCGGCTCAGGCTACGTCACAGAGCCTGACGTCACGGGCGCCAAGGTGGTGGTGGAGACCGGCTACGGCGGTCCGTCCGACCACTACGTCGTCGAGCAGCACGAGAACCTTGCGATCCCGCACCGGCTCGGCGCCGCGAAGTTCCTTGAGCGGGCTTTCGACTCTGAGAGCGCACGGGCGCCAGCGGTCGCGGCGCAGGTCGCCCGCGAAGTGCTCGAGCGTGGCGGGGGGCTCCCCGTCGGCGTCCATCCCACGAGGCCGTCGTGATCCATGGCGAATCCAACGACACAACCCGAGGTTGTCATCGCCACGATGCTCCAGACGGCGGGCGTCGGCACGCTCGGGACGGACATCTTCTACGGCCCGGAGCAGCCCAAGGGCACGGGCATCCCGCACCTCTGCACGTTCGTGGTTTGCTACGGCGGTCCGCCACCGTCGCCCTACCTGGGTGGCGAGGACTTCCGCGAGTTCGCGGTGCAGGTGCTCACGCGGGGGAACCCTGGTGGGTTCTCCGCTGGGTTGTCGAGGGCTCGGGCGTCATGGGTGGCGCTGCAACGGGGGACCGTCCCCGCTGGTCAGATCACCGAGGGCTACGTCGCGCGTGGTGCGCTGGTCCGCGAGTCGGACCCGTACCTGATGGGCCGCGACGACCTCGAGCGTCCGCGCTGGGTTTCGAACGTCCGTCTCTGGTTCAAAGGTTGAGGAGGTAGGCCATGGCACTCGCTGCACATCCGATCACGTTCTCGGTCTCTGCTGACGACTCGTCGTACAGCGAGGTCGACGGCATCAACTCGGCCTCCTTCGAGGAGCTGCGCGATGTCCTCGAGACGACCGACTTCATGGACACGACCGGCGCGCGCACGCGCATCCTCGGGTTGCTCGACGTACCCATCGAATGCTCGGGCGACTACGAGAGCGCCGACACCGGCCAGGCGCTGATCCGGACCTCGCTCGGGAGCGGGGCCACCATCTACTGCAAGTTCCTCTGGAACGGCAGCACGGGCCACAAGGTCGCGTGCAAGGCAAAGAGCTTCAAGATCGACGGCGAGCGAGACGGCAAGGTCCAGTTCTCCGCGTCGTTCGTCTCCACCGGCGCACCGTCGACGGTCTGACCCTCTGACCCAACCAGGAGGGCGCCCGCATGGCAGTGCTCGCAGGCTACAGCACGACGATCGAGATCAACGGAGCGTCCACCGCGTTCACGGGTGAGGCGTTCACGGGCTCGGGTGCCGGTCCGTGGACCATCACGACCGAGAGCAAGAGCGTGTGGAACCCGGCGACCACGCCCACGTTCTACGACAACGCCGTGGCCATCTCGTCGGGGGACATCTCGTCCATAGACTACCTGTTTGGCAAGGTCACGTTCACGGGCTCCAAGACGGGACCCATCACGGCTGACGGCGCGTACTACCCGCGCACGGCCGTGTCGGAGTGCAAGGCCTTCGAGGTCGAGATCACGCGAGACCCGCTTGACGTGACGGTGTTCCATGCCACGCAGAAGCACCGGGAACGGATCCTCGGGCTGCTGGACCTGCGCGGGATGCTGTCGACCTTCGATCCCATGGTGGCCGACCTCCTGAGCGGTCCCGGGTCGGTGACGTGGCAGGACATCCTCACCGGCAGCACGAGCAAGGTGATCTCCATCTACGTCGGGCAGACCCGGTATTGGCGGTTCTGGGCCAAGACGAAGAACCTCAAGATCAGCGGCGAGCGTGACGGCTTGGTCGAGGGCTCGGTCGAGTTCGAGCTCGACGCACATGAAGCCGCCGACGGCACGGCCGTCACCTACAGCGAGGCGTGAGCTTTGACACGGCACGGAACCACCATCGAGGAGCAAACATCATGTCTACGAGGGACGCCCTCAGGGCGACAACGGTAGGGGCAGCGGTCACGCGGAGGCGCGTCACGGTCGAGGTGCCGGGCGGCACTGTTGAGCTTGTACAACCCGTCCTTGAAGAGCGCACGGCGATCTACAAGGCAGTCGGGTTCAAACCCGGGACGCCGCCCACGCTCGATGGCGCGATGCGCTTGGGTGTGCTGGCCGCGATCCGGCTCACATGCGTGCCCGGGACGGATGAGCGCGTGTGGGACGACACCGACGTGGCGGTGCTGTCCAAGCAGTTGGCCGGCGACTGGTTCGAGAAGATCCAAGAGGCCGCGATTGAGCTCCTCAACGGGAGGCGC